CGGCGCACAGCGTTGACGTGCGAAGCCACCATCGCTGCCTTGATGAGATCCAGGCGCCTGCATGGGCGACAACTGCGCGGGCCCCACTGGGAGGCGGTCGAGTCGATACCGACACGGCGCGTCAGGGGCATAAGCGGGTCGACGCGATCCTCGACTTTGACATACGCCGGTTTTGAAGCGCATGTGGGTTGAAGTGTCATCGAACACCGACGCGCCACGGCCCAGGGGCATGACGAACGGTGCCAGCTTCCGGTTCTGAATCGGCATCTTCTCGAAGTCGATGTATTCATCCGTCGAACGGATCTCGTTCGGGAACCAGTTCGCCCAGTAAAGGGGGTCTGCTTCGACAGCACGGAAGACTCCGAGGAACCGGTTCGTCTCCCACAGCTCATAAGGTTGTTCGGCCAATTTCTGCCTCCTGGTTAGCCGCGCTTCGCGACGATGATGTTGGTGGGAGTGGGTGCGCCCCGGAAGGCCGCCTCCTTCTTGGCGTCGGTGTCGAACGAGTCGTCCCACACCAGCGCATCCATGTTGAAGCAGCCGGAATACACACCTGACCGGTGCCGGAACCCGTCCCGCCCAACGACGCGGCATGCGCAAGCACACCGATTCCCTGGATGTCGTCTTCGGGATCAACCGAACCCGTGACAGCCAGTGCCAGTTCGCCCGATCCATCCAGGCCGACGACAGAGAACTGCGCGAACGGTCGTGTCGTTCGCCAGCGGGAAGCCGTAGGCCGGGGCAGTTCCGGGTGGTTGCCTGCCAGCAGGAAGCCTGCGTGTAGGTATCCAGAACCTCGAAAGCCGCCCGACCCGGATCGGCGTAAGGGACGTTGATGGTCGCCATTGTCTTGACTCCTTACTTTGTGGTTGCCTTGAAACCGGACAGACCGGCAGAGGCGATCATGGACAGAAGTTCGGCGTCGCCGTCCTTGTCGTCCTTTTCGTCGCCGCCGGTTTCTGCGCCGACTTGCGGGTTCGGGGTGCCGCCCATGGCTGCACTCAGCATGCCAGCGGGTGCCCCTGCGCCTGCACCTGCCTTCGGATCAGCCGGCGGATTGCCGTCGGTCTCGGGCGGGGTGACAGCTTCTTTGGGCAGGCCCGACAGGAAGTCGGTTGCTTCCTCGACGGACATGCCAGTTTTCAGGGCAGCGGACAGCGCTGCCTGCGGGCGATCCTTGCCTTCTTCGGACGCCAGGATCGCGTTGATCCGGGCACGTTCCTCGGTGGCACCGGTGGTCCTTGCCTTCGGTGACGCCCTCCGCTTTTGCAGACGCAATTGCGGTGTTGTGATCTTCAAGTGCGATCACGTCGGCCTGATTTTTGTCGGCCATAGTTCCAGCTCCTTTCCAGGTAGTAGTGACTGAGGCCGCGAAGGCCGTTAGTGCGTCATCAAAAGGTGCGACCGCATCGGCCAGACCAATTTCAACGCCTTTTTCGCCCATGAACGTCACCGCGTCGGTCGCATCGACCTTGGCTGTATCCATGGAACGATTCCGCGCCACAATGGCGACGAATTGGGTGTGCAGTTCGTCAACGTCAGCCTGCATGCGGGCTTGCGTCTCAGGGCGCAAAGGTTCCTTGCTGCCGCCTTCGCCCTTGAAGGGTTTGGAGCGAATGAAGGTGACCGCGATGCCCTCGTTCTTTAGGCGCTTCGACGCTTCCATGTGAAACGCCGATGACGCCGATGGACCCGATGTCACTGGTTCGGGTCACTGTGATGTCGTCAGCACATGAGGCGATGCAGTATGCGGCGCTTGCCGCCATCTCATCCACCAGTGCCTTGATCGGCTTCTGGCCGCGCATTTCATACATCCGGTCAGCAAGGTCCAGCAGGCCGGGAACAGCCCCGCCGATGCTGTTGATATGCAGCGCAATACCTTTGACGCTCGAGTCTTCGACGCCGCGCTTCATCGCTTCCCAGATGTATTCATACCCGGTCGCCCAGCTTCCGAACTGGTAGGGAAAGCGATTGCGCAGGATTCCGCGAACGGGAATGGTCAGGATGCCGTCGCGCACACGATACGGGCGAACCGCCGACATGAAGGAGTCGCCGTCAGAATCCCAGAACGACTCCGCGCCTGCGGTGTATTCACCCGCATGAGCGTCGAAGAAATCGACCTTCTCGGCAACCTTGGTCGCGCAGGCTTCGAAAAGTGCAGAGTGTGTTTCCGAAAGGAAGGCGGGTTTGCCCTGAAATTCGGCAAGGATCGGATTCATGGACGGTCATTCGTTTTGCTCCTGCGGTTCGCGTTGCTGCGGCTGACCGGACAGGCTGTTCATCATGTCGTCAGTGCCGTTGGCCCCGTTGTGAATGGACGGCAGCAACAATACGCGGTCCAGGTCGCGTTCCCGTGCCCGCTGACGGGCGATCCTGCGGTAGTCGCTACCAGCGCGTTTCGCGATGACGCTTTCCTTTGTGTCCAGTCCTTCGCGGATGGCGAGGATGTCGGCCTGAGTCTCTTTCAGGGGATCGATCAACCCGAGTCCCGCGCCGATCCACTCACACGAAGAATACGCCTCGGCGTTCAGACCTTCGTAGAACGCCGGCACGTTCTGGCGCTTGAGCGTTTCCAGGTGGTTGTAGTTGATCGCTTCTTCCAGCCACAGGCGATAGACGAATGTCGCGGTGCGATCAGCGACCATCTTCTTGCGGGCCTTCATCGCGCGGTTGGTCTCTGCCATGGCTGCGCGGGCAGACGAATAGTTGGTATTCGTGTAGTCCCTCGACAGCTGTTCATAGCTGACGTCCAGTGGCCGCCGCGATATGGCGCAGAAGCGATGCTTCGAACTTATCGCCCGTGGGCGATTGTGCACCGGGGTTCTGGATTTTCAGATGGGTTCCGGGCCAGAAGACCGGTATGCGCGAACCATTGATGTGCAGGTTCTTCGCGCCACCCGAATACTCAGCCACCGACTTCATAAACGACTTGGCCCAGGCCGTGGACGGTTCTTCATCACCGCCCATCGCCTGGTAGACGCCATCAGTCGGCAACTCGGTTTCGATGCTGGCCGAATAGGTCGCCGCAATCACGGCACGTTCGAGCTCGGTTTGCCGGAAACGCTTCGTCATGCGCATCTCTGTCAGCGCAGCCACCATTGACGCCACGCCGCGCGTCTGGTCCGGGCGCATCTGTTCGAAGATGTGGCAGCATTTGCTGCCGCCCCCAGGGCTTGCGCGCGGCAATCCGACGCCACTTGTAGGAGTCGAACATAAAGATGCCGTTGGGCACGTCGTTGGGATGCTCGGAACGCAACCAGTAGGCCGTGGGCGCACCGTAATAGTCCCGCTCGACGCCCTTGCGGATGCGGCGGTTCGCCTGTTGGTCCCATGGGGTCGAAAGGCGGTCGGTGTCGATCATCTGCAAGGCTGACCGATAGGACGACCATCGTCGCGCATCCATTCGGCTGACGCCAACACTTCGCCGCCTGCGGTGTATACGCCGACTGCGAGGCGAACGAGTCCGGTGAGCGTGTTCGTGCGCTGCGCATCGGTCCAGTTCTGCGGGGACTCGGCCCAAAGATTGAACTTGGTCTCGACTTCCTCCTGGAACTCAGCTTCCCATTCAGGGTCTTCCTTGCCCCAGAGAACCTTGGTCTCGGGCTTGGCGTTGAGCATGAAATGCGCGCCAACGATATTGTCTTTGTGTAGCCGTGCGCCACCTGCGACATACGCATCATTGCGCATGGTGTCGCGGGCGCGGGCGTCCAGGATGTCCTTTTCGGGCAGCATGTCCGCATCTGCGGATCGCAGCGCAGGACGCCAGTTCGACAGCTTTTCAATCTCGTCCGAACCGTCATAGGACACGCTGCGACCCAATCCGGTCTCAGCTGATGCCTGAATTTCGACCCCCTCGGCCGCCACCGCCTCGGCCAAGGGGGAACCTGCTTCTGCGGCTGACCCGAGGGAGTCGCCGCCAAGCAGTTCTGTTAGGGGATCGACATACGCGCCCATCAGAAGCTCAGCTTCATCGGACGACGAGCGGTTGACGTCCCCGCAACCTCAAGTTTGAGTTCTTCGATATATGCCCGCAGCTTCGAAGCGTCGGCGCGAGAATATCGCACGGACTCACCGGTGGAGTCGCGCACTTCAACGACAGCTGTGCCCGTCATCAGTTCGTGATAGGCGAGCTGGGCTTCTGTCAAACGATCTTGTGCGGTTTGCGGCATGGTATCCCGTTTCAGATTGCTGTGCTGTGTTTAGCGTAGATGGGGCGGGTCTGGCAACACAAAAAGTGAAAGTCACACAATATGTGACTTTTATAGCAGCTTATCTGCCAGGTCGCTGATGGAGGTATCGACAGGATTTTCCTTCACTTCTTCGACCTCGGCAGTTTCACCAAAGACGAATTCGTTTTGATCCCATTCCGCCGCCCAGATCGGCGGGTCTTCAAAATCCAGACGGTCGAACCCGAAATGCACAAACGGCACACCTGCCTCACGGGGTCGAAGGGCGACGCCTACCGCGTAATAAGTCAGGTCGAAAACTTCGTTGCGCCGCTGGGCCGGATTCGTCCAGCCTTTTTCTGTTCGGATCTCGTTGGTCATCTGCTTGTAGAACCAATCGGGCATCCAGTTCGGATAGCGGATCATACCGCCAGGGGCGTTCGGGTCGATGTCCTCGACTTCGCTGGGATCACCGACGCGGCGGGCAAGGAAACCTGATATCTGATCCTTGAGCAGGTTGGAGTTCAGGAACAGCACAGGCACATCCCCACGGGCGACCGCGTAGGCGTCTTTCTTATGCGCATCCGGCCAGCCTGTCATAGCGCGGGGGCGTCCGGGTTTCGCCTCACCTTTGACTAGGATGAAGCGACGGTGCAGACCTTCCTTCGCGCGCTTGAGTTTGCGCCAGAAGTCGTATGCATGGGCGGTTGTGCCTTCGCGACCGCCCGAGTCGCAGCCTGTTGCCCGGATACCCATGACCCGGCCAGACTCGTCTGCCAAGGGATAGACCTTCATCATCACCTGATCTACCAGTGTGTCCCAGTCCTCAAGGAAAGCTGGGGGTTCCACAGGCAGACGGTCACCGTCGCTATCTACGCGATTCGACTTCCTGATCTTGAAGGAGTCGACCACAACCATGTCGCCATTCTCACAGAAACCCTGCACCTGAACGACGAAAGACTTCGATTGCACGTCAACCGTGGCGATCAGGAAACGAACACCCTCTGGCACCGTCGGGATCTCTGCGGTCGATCCCCAGAACTCGGCGCGATCCTTGAGGTCTTCCGGGGATCGTTCCGATAGGCGGGACTTCGGGATGTAATAGGTGCCCTGGTCCGTCGTGCGCGTCTTGCGGAGCGGACCTTCGTCACCCGTGTCTTCCCACGCCTTGGTGGCGCGAAGTTCTTCCAATACGAGTGACGGCCAGGTCTGGTAGCCCGCCGCAGGACCTTTCAACCAGAAGGAGGCAATTTCGGATCGAGACGGGCGGGTGCCTTTGCGTGGAACGATCACGCCCCCCTCTGTCATCATGAACCCCTCGGGCACCCATTTTCCGTTGTTGTTCAACTCTTGCTTCTGCGAAGGCTGAATCACGCACCCATTATTCGGGCAGACCATGTAACAGCCTTCTGCGGACTCCATGATGTCTTCGGACTCGGGCCACTTGATGAGGGAAAAATCTGGCTCGAAACCCTCGCCACAGCAGGGACAATTCCAATACCAGCGGCGGCGGTCGCCACGGTTGTAGAGTTCGAAAATACCACGGATCGGCGGGGCCTGGTGAGGGGACTCCGGTATCCACTTTGGGTCCATGATTTCTTTGTCGGGGTTGGGCGAGGACTCGGCGGCGGTCATGGCGAACCGCTTGAACGTGGTCGTCCGCTTCCGACCCAGGTCATAGGGTGTGCCTTCGCCGTCCACGTCGTCACCCATGCGGTCATAGTCGATGAAGCCCACATATTTGACGGTGATGCCCGAAAGGTTCTCGACGGTAGGGTATGTCAGCAGGAACCGCATGCCGCTGCGGAATTCCTTGTCGAATGTGTTGTCGTCCTTGCGGTTTGTCATCTGTTCGTCGCGGATCTCGACGGACAGTTTCAGGAAGCGGTCAAGATCGCCCTTCGACCACTTGCGCGCGTTGTCCCTGTTCATGTGGACGAACAGCATGTCGGTCGGGTCGTGTTTAACTGTGTGCCCTAACCAGTTGAGAAGCATCACAGTTTTGCCCGTGCGAGCTGGCCCCACAAAAACCATCCCCTGCTTGTCAAGACTGGTCAGTTCGTCCTGCGGTTCGACAAGATAAGGTGTGATGGTGGTGTCCCACGGGCGACCGTAGTTGCCGCCGGCTGGAACCTTAGTGTAGCGGATCGCGGCGTCGGTCACGGAAAGCCGTTCGGTCGGCACCATCTTCTCGAAGGATGCCGCGATGATGTCTTCCAGTCTTCGGTATTTTCCCCCGGCCATCAGTTCCGCGATGGTCGGGGGACGCATGCTGCGCAATGGTCGGGTCATTCGATACCTTCGGACTGGTCTTCGGGCAAACGACCGGCTTCGTGCAGTTCTGTGCGGATCGTGTCGGACATGGCGTTCGTCTTGAAGTGACTGGGCATGTCCACCATCGTCCGCTTGATCGTGTCCTGCATGCGGTGGACCGCTTTCAGCAAGCCGTTATACTGCGCGTCCGACAGAAGGTCGCGTTCGGGCAGTTCCTCGATCCAAAGCTGGGACTCTTCCTTGATAATCAGGGCCACCCGGCCAAGGGCCGCGATCACGTCTTCGGTGTGCCACAGGTCGTTGGATTCTCGCATCACCCGGTTGCGCTGGTGGGCTGAGTCCCAGAACATCTTGTTCACATAGGGCGGAAGCGTCGCTGCGTTCCGCGAAGCGAACCAGTCTTCGATGTTACCCTTCGGTTCGACCAGGTAGGATAGCGCCGTCATAAAGTCGTAAAGCGGTGCTTCCTTACCCGCCGTCCGCTGTGTCCCGATCACCGGACACTGGGCGAGGCGGCGGCGGATTTGGGCAGGTTGTTTCCCCACCACTTCCGCAATGAAAGTGATGCCCACAGGCCGCATGAACTCCATTGCGTGGGGCGTGTCTTCCTTGACTTCCGCATCACCGATCATGTCCTTGTTGAGGCGGCGGCCGCGCACCTGAGTAAGTGACCGGGGGGCGGGCTTGGGTTTGTCGTTGTCGCTGCCAAGCAGCCCGTCGAGCGGATCGGTCGTCACTTCGCACACTCCCCGAAATTTTCCTTGATCCAGCGATCGACGTCTTCCTCATGCCAGACGGACTTGCGGGGCGATATCTTGCGCTGGCGTGGAAACTTGCCGTCTGCGATGCGCCGATAGATTTCGCTTCGCGAAAGCGTCGTGCGTCGCACGACTTCCGGCAATCTCAGCAATGTCAGTTCGGCCATGTTCGTCCCCGTTCGTCTCAGACATTGATAGTCACGCAAAACGTGAAAGGCAAGTCAAAAACACTTTTCGCGTGAAACTGGGTCGGCGGCAGGGTATGGTGGCTATGACCATCCAGGGAGTTGACGATGCGCTGGAAAAATAATGCGATTGAGGGCTTCGAAATCTTTTCGGAAGATGACCTTGTGATGGTGGTGCGAGACCGCAACGACCTCATAAGCATAGCCGAAGTATGCCTTGAGGGCGCATTGGAATGTAGCGATGACGACGGGGAGTTGGTTCTTGTCTGCGAGGACTCAGGTCTGCTACTGCGACTGGCCCGTGACCTTCTGATCGCGGCCACGGCCAGCCACTTCGACCTACAGCCTTCGATCCACTAACCCAGCAGTTCTTCCAGTGGATCGACGGTGCCGCGCCGCTCAAGTCCGATCAGATGTTCTGACCACCAGTGCATCATGTCGGTGCGTTCCTTGAGATACAAAGCCGCGTTATAGGAGCCTCGAACCTGGTTGGTCTCGACATGCGACAGCTGGCGTTCGATTGCGTCACCGCGCCAAAGGCCGGACTCGTTGAGTGAGGTCGAGGCGGTCGACCGAAATCCGTGGACCGTCGCCTTTGAATGATAGCCCATGCGATACATCGCGAAAAGCAGCGTGTTATAGGACACATTCACCAGTCGGTCGCCCGGACCCAAAATCTTGGGATCGGCCCGGTCCACCTGTGCGTTGGCGTCCTGCCAGCTGGGCGGCATCCGGTTTGCTTTCCGCTCCGCTGCGAGTCCGATCAATTCCTTGAACAAGCCGCGCACATGCCCGGTGAGCGGGACCAGGTGTTCTAGTCCGTTCTTCATGCGATCCGCAGGGATGCGCCACAGATCGCCTTCCAGTTCCCGCAGGGTGATTTCGCGCAGCTCATTGGTTCGGACGAACGTGTGCATGATGATTTCGAGGCTCAGGGCGGTTTGCCGTTCCCCGTCATATTTGCGCAGCCGGCGGATGAACTCGGGCAATTGGTGTTCTCGAAGGAAGGCCATCTGCTTTTTCCGGGGCGACTTCGCCATGGCCTTCGTCAGCGCAGGGGCAGGGTTGTGGTTGGCCCGACCTTCGGCAATCGCATAGGCGAAAACATTGTCCGCATATTGCTTGCATCGCTTCGCCGTGTCGAAGACCCCACGCGCCTCGATCTTGCGCAGGACGCCCAGCAACTCGCGTTCTGTGATCTCGGTTATCGGGCGATGCCCGAGGCCGGGGAACAGTTCAAGCTCCATGCGGCGCAGGACGCAATTTGAATGGCCGATGCTCCATCCGCTGTCATTGCGGCGGTGCCAGTCGCGGGCGACCGCCTCGAAGGTGTCGGGTGCATCCGCGACAAGATCGACGGCTTTGGGGTCCATGCCCTTTGCCAAGGCGTCCTGCACCACCTGTGCGCGGCGGCGGGCTTCTGCCAATGTCAGGCCGGGGAAGTCTCCCAGGGTCAGGCGGGCCTGCTTTCCGTTGAAGCTGTAGCGCACCCGGAACACTTTCTTGCCGCCGTGGCGAATCAGAACATGAAGCCCGTTCTGATCGGTCAGGGTGAAGTCCTGTTCCCTTGGTTTGGTCTTCTCAATCTGGACATGGGTAAGCATTTCAATCTCCGATGTAACTCCCACCGTTAGGCACGGTAGGCACGGAGACTAGGCACGATTCGCAAAACCGTGCCTGAAAACCGTGCCTAGTGCTTGGGATTGACTGGGACGAACGGGGACGAACCGGGACAACACCCAAGACTAGAAGGTTGAAAATAAGCTATTTCCTAGTGAGGAAATGCAGTCCAGCTTATTTTCGTTTCGGTAATTGGTCGGGCTAGCAACTATCACATCCTCAATGATTACAAGGACTTGAAAATCAACCGTGCCTAAGACCGTGCCTAACAATTTAAGTATTACTGGGACGAACTGGGACAAACAAGGACTTTCTGGGACGAACTGTTTACGAGACAATGCTTGCCTTGGATTCCCATATGCCCGATCATATCGACACTACCATTGGTTGGAGTGAGTTATGAAATCCGCTGTGTTCTATTTCCTCGCCGTGGCATCGGTCGCTTCTGCCGATCAGGGCACGGTTGCAGTTGCCGATCTGCCGCCTAATCACGCGGCCTTTGTCGATGACATCAGCGCCATCTGCTACCGTGAACCGTTCGTCGGGCTATTGCTTGACGCCCAGGTTCGCCCGGTTGGGTCACAGGAAGAATGGGTATCGATCCGCATGTTCAAGCCCGAGGGCAGGGGCGCGGTCAGTCTGCGGGCCGAACCGTTCGGCGTGAGACCGGACGGCGGGCGCAGGGACTATCGGGACTTGAGGGTGGCCCAGGTCAAGCAGATCGCAGGTAATCCGTGCGGCGACCGGGCGTTTGTCAGGGCGACCATCGGTGGTGAGGTCGCCCTAGCAGAGTGGTTCAATTCGATCAGGGATGCCGAATGAAACGCTGGTAGACTCCGGCTTCCAGAAACATCTGAGTAGCGGCGTCGAAGGAGTCCTTGAACCGATCCGCGAGATCCGGCGCTGGGTGCCGCGTGACTACTCGCTTGATGCCAGCCTGAATCAGAATTCCGGCACAGTTTGCGCAAGGCGGATGGGTCACGAAAGCGGTCGCCCCATGGGTCGAGATGGTTGCTTGAAGGACCGCGTTTGCTTCCGCATGCTGGACCATGAGGTATTTGGTCGGGCGGTCGGCATACCGTGCTGGGAGGTCCAGGACGCCCCGAGGGAAGCCGTTGTAGCCAACGCCGATCACGCGCCGCCTGTCATCGACCAGGACGCAGCCAACCTTCGTGCTGGGGTCTTTCGAAGCAGTTGCGGTGTGATCGGCCATGGTAAGAAAGAAGTGATCCCAGAAGGCAGCGGGCCGTGGTTCGGTTATGAATGAGTTGAGATTGTGAGCCTCGCCTTTTTCTACGGTGCGGTCAGCCATGCGTAATCCTCGGGTGAAAGGGTGAAGGTTTCTTGGGAGTTGTTCACAGCGCGGTCGATCCGCTGGCCGATCCAGTTGACCACGGCCACCGGCCAGCTATTGCCCAGCTGCTTGTAGCGGGGGCCGTCTGCGGCCAGTTTCCCGGCCACTGGGACAAGGGTGTAACCGTCAGGGAAACCTTGCAGCCTTTCGGTTTCAACGGGGATCAGTCGTCTGACCGAAGTAGTGATCCGTTTCGCATTATCAGCTTCGGGTCGCCCCATTTCTTGAACCTCTGCAAGTGCTTCGGGCAAAACCCGTGGCCCTTCGCCCTTTTCCGGCATATAGTGCAAGTCGAAGCCTACCGATGCTGCTTGTTGTGGCATGATCTGCAAAGTCTCACCAAATTGCTTGGTGAGTTGTTCTGCCAGTCTTCGTCCTTGTGATGAACATCCGTGCGGCCCGTCGAGCCACAGATTTTGCAGGACGCCTCCGGGCAAGTCTTGCGCGCGTGGTAGTGCGCAGTCATCCAAGAAGGGTCGTCCGTCTTTGGGCGTTGTGAGAAACTTTTTGCCATGCAGCCACGATTGCAAAACTTCCGGCGAGAAAAGTGAAGCAACGATTCCGGTGCCCCACCGGGCGAACGCTTCCTCACCAACACATTCTCGCAGTTCTCGCAGAATTTGAGCGGTGTCGGTTTCATGGGCATCGGCATTGGGCGCTCCTTTTGTGGCGACCATCTTTTCCTGTGACCGCGATCCGCCCGTGGGGGCCAGAAGCGCGTAGGCCAAGTCTCCGTTGACTTCCACGGTTCGACCTTCCGGTCGCCCTCGCTCGGTGAACGCGACGGCAAGCTGCCCGCCACCGTTGGCGTGTGACGCGCCATGAGACATTGCGCGCATCGTAGGGGCCATTTCTTCGGTCGCGTCCTGTCCGTGATCCTTCGACGTGAAGCAGATCGCGGGGGCGTGTGCCCCAGCAGCAAGAGGATGACAGGGATCTCCCGGTTGGGGCCGGGAGAAGTTGGCAGGGGACGTGATCTGCGTGGTGTCGAAAGCCAAGACATCACCAGGGGAGGTCACAGGCTGGCCGTGATGTAAAACAATGTCAGTGACATACTTGTGGTCACGCGCGTTCAGGGACGAACTCTTTGAATCGTGCCTGTAATCGCCAAACGCAACCAGACGAAAGACATCCGGTTCTATGCCGCCGTGGCCCATATCAGCACCGGGGACGGCCACGAGTCCCGCGCCGCGCTGTGAGAACAGTTCTTGATTTGACTGTCCGATACCACCTGTGCTGTGGGATTGCGCGAGACTGGGGTGGAGTCCTCTATGCCAGTCGCCGCTTTCAAAAGCGCGTTCAACAGCAGATCGGGCAAGGTCTTCCCCCGTCGGTCGGCGCGGCTGAGTATCCCGGCGCATGCGGTCGAACTCAAGAAGTATTTCGTCGGGATGTATCCCCATTCCAGCACTTGCGACAACAAACAGACGCGCGCGTCGTTGGGCCAGACCGAAATATTGGGCATCCATGACTCGCCATGCGACTGTCCGCTTGGGTCCAACAATAATACCAGCGTTTGACCACTTCGGGCGATGCTCACCGGCGTCTTTTTTCCAGCTCCAATGGGTAGAGGACCGTCCATGTTCAGGTCGCGGCCCCGGCTCAAGAGCCTGGTCGTCGCCGGCGAGATCCGCAAGGTAGTTTCCGAAGGCATTTCCGGCATCGGTGAGGACTCCGGGCACGTTTTCCCAGAAGACAATGCAAGGTTGGAGGCCGAGTCTTGCGCGGGCGTTGTCGATTTCATCTGCGATTTCCACGAATTTGAGGGTCAGTTGACCGCGTTCATCACCCAGGCCCTTGCGGCGGCCGGCAATCGAATACGACTGGCAATTATGGACTACAATTCCATCCACTAAGTAGGTGTGATCTTCTTCTACCTCTAGGTTGTAGACCATACATGGTTTGGATGGGGTTACCGATCTTACACAGCCGAATCGATACTTTCCATCTGAGAAAGACGTTCTACTGGATGTCGAAGTAGACACGGTATAGTATGCTTTTTCACGAACTTCCCGGCCTTCGATGAAACACTTATTTCGAGTTGGCTCAACAAGCCGAACGCTTGCCGCCATACCAAGAGTGTTTGCTAGAATTTTGGTCCCAAGGGCAAGCTTTCGGCTTACTGTTACGATTCTGTGACCTAGGCGAATTTTGGTCCCGTCCATTGCAGCGTAGCCTTCAAAGAACGCCCGACGAATTCCTTCATCCGCGCCGAACAGCCATGTCGGAAGTTCCTTGCCTTCCGATCCGCTTCCAAAATTCGTGACCATCCAACGGGCAAGTGGGCGCGAAGAAATCTGGATTCGAAGTGTTGTTCGTTCGCGCGACTCGGAGTGGGTTAGCCCGTAATCAGAAAGTGTTTTTCGTATTAATTCTGCCTTTGAATCATTCACACCGTAGAGGACATAACCCCGTCGGTCGTTGATTCTGGTCCAGCCGTCCCCTACATACGCGCCCGCCAGCCATGCTAGGGCCTCGCACATACCTGGAACAGGTGTCTCACGCCCCACAGCTTCCGGGGACATTATGGGATGCTCCGGGTAGCGTTCGAGTGCTGCCCAGTGGTGTCCCTTCAAATCAGCCGCATCCGTCCATTGAAGATGGGTTACGCCAGTCAGAGCCACCGCTTTCCCGTTCTTGCGTGTGGAACTAAAGGTTCTCTGCCGAGTCAGGAACGGATGGTTCGAGGTCGAATTTAACCCATGGTGGCCTTGACCGGTTATGCAGACCGTATTGGTGGCGAACTTTGAACCTGTCCGCAGGACTTTGCGATACCTACCCTCATGAGTCAGAACTATGTCCCCTGGTCGGATTGTCTGGATTTCCTTGAAACCTTTTGGCGTGGAAACCAAAGCTCCTGCCGGAAAACACGGCGTCCCGCCGCAGAGAACGTCCGGGGCCTCGGCTTCACCTGATCGGACCAGGTCTGGGATGCGGGTCATGTCACCCCAGTTGGTGACGCGATCCCCCCACTCGATCTTCGCGGCGCGCTTTGCATCCTTTTCCGAGACCGGGAATCTGGGTGCGGTCGCCCCATATCGGTGCGAAAGGACAGCAGACGCCGCCAGGTCTGTTTCGGCCAGCCAAGCGGCTTCCCACCCAAGGGGGGCGAAGGCTACAGACGCAGCTTCAATCCCGCTGCAAACACTTCCGAAACGCATGTCCTAAACCCCCTTCGACAAGGATTCAGAATACACTTAATTAGTGAAAGTCACAACATTAAAGGTGATTGTCAAATCCGCTCTGCAAATGTCTCGATTTTCCGGGCACCCACAGTCGCGAGCTGCGACACGGGAACCTCAAGATGGTAGTTGCCGGATTTCATCTGCCCCAGTTCCTCGACTTGATCCCAGGGAAGTTCGTAGAAACTGAACTGCAATCTGGGTTCCATGACGACGGCAAGTGCCAGCGAGTTCCGGGCCTTGACCGGGATCGCGAACGTCATCTTGTCGCCTTCGATCACAGGAGTCGTAACGTGTATTGCGTATTGGGCACCTTTGATGATCGCGAACAGGTCGGTCAGGTTTTCTTTTGCCTGGGTGTCATCGTCCGTGGGGAAGGCTGGGTTTCCCCCGCACATGCGGATTGCGCCTGCCAGAAGGTTGACTGCACCATCGCGCTCGGCGTCGCGCAGGCGACGTTCCTTGGGTGTGTCGGTAGGCTGTTGCCCAAGGGCCAGCCATGCCTGGTCAACCTGTAAAAGCTGCGCAAGGGCGCGCAGCTTGTCTGTGCGCGGACGTGCCTCACCCGACGACCAACGACGAACGGTTTCTGGTGTCGTCTTGATGTCAAAGCGGGATTTCATTTCTTTGACGATCCAACCCAGCCGCCCGTAGTGCTGGGGCGGGACATGGGGGTTACCCTCGCAGGCGAGCTGAAAACGCTCGGCAAAATCGGGGTGCAATATTTTCTTGTCAAGCATCGGCATGATCCACTGTTGATTGAAGTGCGATTAATTTCACGTTTATTGACTTAGATCAATTGCACGTCTCAGGCAAGAAATAGTTGAAAGTCACACCATTCGGTGAAGCACGGATTGGACCAGTGATTCTTGAGTGGCGTCCTTCCGGGCCAGGACGTCGATCGCCACCTTGTCATAGGTGTCTTCGGCTATGATCTGGTAGATCAGAACCTGCTCGGTCTGGCCCGGTCGAGGGAGACGCCAGTTCGCTTGCAGGTAGAGTTCAAGGCTCCACGGGAGACCGAACCAAACCGCAATATGACCCCCATATTGAAGGTTTGTCCCGTGCCCGATAGACGCGGGATGAGCAAGCATCATTGATATTTCGCCATTGTTCCATTTGCGGATCGCGTCTGTGTCCTCGTTTGCAACTACTGCGTGAGGATACTTCTTTAGTATGGAATCGCGATCAAACTTATACGAGTAAAAGACTAAGATATTTTCGCCTGTAGCTTGTGCCACAATCTCGTCCAAAGCCGACATCTTTTCGCCATGAACCGACACAACTGACCCGTCTTCGCGATACATTGACCCGTTTGCAAACTGCAAAAGTTTGTTAGCAAGGACGCCCCGCGAAACAGCCTCGACGTCGTATTCCGTGGCGTAAAGTGTGCGTTCGAACTCCTTGTAAGCGCGAATCACCTTCGGTGGCAGCGTGACTTTCACGGGAATGAAACGAGGTTCTTCGACCAGTTTCTCTTGGGGAATGGTCACCATGACGTCTGAGATCAGCCGCATGATTTCGGCTTCTGCCCCTGACTTGGGTTTGATCTGATGCGTGTATTGGTTCTTGATGAACCAGCGTTCTTCGAACTCGGTCATCGACCGGCCCAGTCTTTCCCCTTGGTCAATCAGATAAATCTGACCCCAGGCGTCATGGATGCCCTGCGGTAGAGGGGTGCCGGTGAGCTCGACAATTCGGTTCACCTTGCTCCTGGCGGTCGCCATAACGCCAAAATCGGGTCATGTTGCCGCCTTTTCGAATTTTCATGTTCCCCTTGGAGTCCTTGACACGGGCACGGGTGGTGCGCTTCTTACCCGCTTTGAAACGACTGGATTCATCGATCACCACGCCGTCCCAATACCAGTTCTTCCACCGATCCGATATGCTTCGCCAGCCATTGCAGGGACTCAAAATTGATCGTCGTGATTTCAGCCCGTGCCGCGATCGCCGCGCGCCGCTGCGCGTCCGTCCCCACCGCGACCGCATAGGACATGCAGCGGGTGTGTTCCCAGCTTTCGATCTCATCGGGCCAGGTATTTTGGGCCCACGAATTTCGGCCCCACCACAAGCCAATGTCGAACAGCGAACGAGTCGAGTAGTTTGCGCATGCCTGTCAGCGTCGCGCCCGTCTTACCGGACCCCATTCCGCTGACGATCAGCTTACCGTCCTCGTCTGTGACATACTTGGCGATTATGAGCTGTTTGTCCCGAAGCATGCTTTCTGGTTCGGATAGGTCTGTTCATGCCATGAGGCCCCGCAGCAGACTGATGCCGTCGTCCGCCTTGTCAATGACATGAACAGTCAGGCCCCGCGTCACGCATCCGCCCACGTTCTCGAACCTGGGCGGGGGCCAGCTCACCTCCGTCCTGCTTCTTGAACTCGCACATTACGATCTGGCGCCGAATCCGTAGAAATCGACATCCCGGCAACCACGGCGGCCGCGATACTTCATGAATCTGGCTATCCAACCGTTGTTGGTGGCCCAGGCGACCACGGAATCTTCTACTGTTGATTCCAAATCACGGGAAAAGTGAAAGTCACTCATCGCTGAAACCTTCGCAGGATGGGTCGGGGAAATAACGGAAGTGAACATTGGTTCCGTCATACTTTTGACGGCAATGCGATGTGTTCCCAGAAGCGCCCACATCGCGGAAAATTCAGACCGCCAACATGGGGCCAGTCGGACAGCGCGCCGGGTTTTCACGAAACGGAACGATCCCGCCCCTTCGGCCACTCGGCCGCCGCATCGGGACACATGTTCCCGCGTAGCGGTTTCCGGTTCTATGCTGATGTCACCCATGCCTCAAGCACCGCCTTTCTATTCGCTTTTGTAAGCCTGACTGGCTTCTGCGCCTGGATCACGTCACCGTAGTAGCCAATGGCTTTCAGGATCGCCTCGGCTTCTGCAACGTATCGCTTACTAGTCGATGTCATCAGGGGAATTCGTCGGGCAGGCGCATGCACTCTTTGGCACCGTCTGTCTTCGGAATCTTGGGATGGTTCCCGGTTTTCGGATGAGCCTTCTTCTTGAAGATCGGATTCTCCATCAGTGGACCAGTAGTATCTTGACAACTTTACCCAGATACTCGCCCCGCCAGGTCCGCCCGCCGGTCGCGTTGATTACCGTGACAAACTGTTTGATATCGCGGCTTGCTCGAATGGTTTCGGCACAACAGGAGTCCCGTTGGCGATCTTCTCAGCAGCCGCCACGGAACAGATCGTGGCGCTCGGGTTGTGCATCATCTGTTTCGCGGGGGGTCGGGGTTGTAGTCCCACCAGTCCGCAAACGGACCCTTTTTGCTTGATCTTCCCGCGTCCTTCTTCACCGCATAATAGCTGTTGACCGACTGGTTATAGAGTGCGGAATACTCGGTCCCCTCAAGAGTGAACCAGTGTCGCGCTCCCAGCCTTCCACCACGTCAGCCAACACAGACGGTCCCGTGGGACGGTCACCAGCAAGCCCGTCCCAGAGATCCCTGGGTATGCGGAACACCACGCCGTCTGTGTTGCCGCTCACAGCCTCGATTCCGGCCCGCTCGGGCCGCTCTATGAACATCAGCAGGGCCAGTTGCCCGGTGAGCGTCACCGCGATCAGAAGATGCGGTGCGTAGACGAAGGAGTAGGGTGACCCGAGTGAGCCGAAGGTGCCGTTCAGGGCAATCTTCATCGACTTGTCGGTAACCTTGTCCTTGGCCTTCTTCGCTACGATCCGGTCGTCCCTGATACCGCGATAGACGTCGGTGAAGACCGGGCCGATGGCTTCCGGGTAAAGCCCGGGTGTTAAGGATGATCGCCGGGTAATAGGACGCCACGTCGAAATCGCAAAGGGCGTGGCTGTTGGTGGATCTCACAGCCCGGTTGGACTCGGTCGAGTGCAAGCCCACCAGGCCCATCTGATAGACCGAACTGCCGATTCCGATCTTGGCGTCTTTCAGCCATTTCGGAAGGTCGACTTTCCCGGTCTCGGTCACCACAAAATCGTGCTTTCTGAATTTGGGTCAGAATCTCGCGAAGCCGGGGTGTTTCAAAATGGATGTAAGCGGGGGCCTTGTATCGAAAGGTCTGACCCGGTGTGGCCCCTGTGCGCTTCACCCGTTTGCCTGTGATGTCCTCGACGCGCCTTCTTGATGATCGCAAGACCCATCTGGGTGTCCGACTTGGACATGACGTTCACGCCCAGTTCGTCTGAAACCTTGCGTCGAAGATCGATCGCCTCGCCCATGGTGGTCCAGAGGTTGTGCGTCGCGTCGAGGTCGTTTTGCAGGCAGTAATGATTCAGCCGGTCCATTTGGACAGGGGTCAGGTCGATGTCAGGATCATACGGCAAGTCCTGCAACTGTTTGCCATGCAGACGACCGTTCAGAATCTTTAGGCTGGCGAAAGGGTTTGGGCTGGGGTTCGATCAGGTCTACGTGCTGTTGCTTGACCTTGAACGGAATTCGGACTCCAAGCATGTCCCTCTACATCCCACCACTTTCACATTGCCTTTTGATGATCCGGTCGCTTGCGCTTTTCAGCTGTTCGTTGGTGGCCCCCTCGACCCAATACCATATCATCGGGAGGTCGTATCCGAGGGAGTTGAAGCCCCACCGTGTTGAACTGGTGCAGATACTTGCGAACATCCAGGCGCATCCGCTCGATCTGATCTTCGCGATCCGGGCCTTCCGGGGTGCGTGAACTCATCTCGAAGCCCGCGACGGACTCCGTCCTCGACACGCAACATCCCGAGGAAGAAGTAATCCTTGTAGACTTCGATATCGAGAAGGATCGTGTTCATTTTTGTCGTCACCATCCCAACCAGCCCAGCGGTTTGGGGTGCCCCCTCAATGCGTAAAGGCTGATCCCCAGATGCTCCGCAATCTCAACATTGGTGGCACCTTCGGCTTCATCCGACGAAACGCCTGAACGCGCGCGCACGGGTATGTCTTCCCACCCCATCGATACCGGGTCGCAGAGGAAGCCCCGTCTCGTCATAAAGGCCACTTTTCGCCCGTGCGCGCGGTATAAACGCGAACCCCCGGAATCTAGGTAGGCGTCGACGGCTTTTGCGTTCAGCTTCTGTCAACGCTTTTATCATCCCAGCAGGCCCATCACATTGTCGGAAACGGGCAGCTCGCCAGTGGTTTCCTTCTGCGTCAGATTGCGCCAGTAGAAACTGGTCCACCGGGCCTGAAAGATTGCGTCGTCCAGGGCGTCATGCGCGGTGCCGTCCAGCTTCTCGTCCATCGGTATCCCGCCGCCTCCCCCAGGTCTTTGATGGTCCGACAGTCGCGGACGTTCCAGAACTTCCAGGGAGGGCTGCGGCGGTCTGCCGGGTGCAGGTGGTCACCGCAAATGCGGGCGTAACTGGATTCCAGAATGGTAATATCGAACGATGCACCGTTGCCCCACGGGCGCAGCTCTTTGGAGTCACAAGCACCAAGAAATCGGCAAAA